ATTGTGACAACCGCAATAGGGGGTGAGGGGTTGTCGGGAATCTCCGCCGCAGTGCGTAGCCCACTAATCGTACCTAGGTTGGTAGCTAGAGCATTGCGAAGACCAGTGATGCTTACAGCCACTAGGCTGCCCTCACTTTGACATAAGGCTCAAGCAAAGCTGCAACATCAGGGTCAACTCTGCTAACCCTCATAACGCCAATGTCACCGAATCCGGCAACACCGAGAGGGCTGTCATAGCGCTTGAATTGCCTCATCGAGAGCAAGATGCAGGCTTGCTTTACTGCATCTGGGGTGGTAGCTGAATAACCGAAGCTTCCAGTCACCTGCACAGTTGCCTCGTGGTTTAGTCCGTAGTTCGGGAACTCTGGGAACAAGTAGTCACCGACAGCCCTAATTCGGGTGTAAGGGGCTGTCAGGCCGCCGTTTAGGGCATTTAGAGGTTCTAGCTGGTAGTCAGTGCTTGACCATGTTATGTCGAAGCTTCCATCGCCATCTGAAGAGGACTTGAGTGAAGTCAGTGTAATCAGGTCATCAATCTCGCAAAGCGTAGATGTCTGAGGTGCGTAAATCCTTGTGGTTGATGAGGCGTAAAAAACTCGCTCACAATATCCATCAATCTCGCGGGATGCAGCGTTTACGCTTAGTTCTAGCAGGCTGTCATCAACTGAATCAGTTATGCGGAGCGCAGACTTGATTTCAGCGAGAGAGCAGTAGCCATTGGTGATTGCCATAGAAACTCCTTATGACTCTATTCTATCGCGGGCGCGTTCTTTCAATTGAGTTGTGCTAATGCCTGATGTGTAGGGGATGTAGAGCAGCATTATGTTGTTTTGGTCTAGCCAATCTTGGTCAAACATCATCTGCTTGTAATAGTCTTTCCTTGCCCAATCTGAGCCGATAGCAATAATGTCTGGGGCTGCTTCTAAGATTGTTGGCTTTGAGTCTTTGCCCCATTTGTTAGGGATGACCTCATCTACATACCTACAGCCCGCTAAAACGGCCTTACGCTCGTCATAAGACATCCAAGGGTATTTCCCCTTGTATAGATAAATAAACTCGTCTGTGTTCAAGCTGACAGTCACATGGCCTATTTCTGAGCAGCGCTTGAGGAAGTTGACATGACCTGCGTGAAAAAGGTCAAAAGTGCCGCCTGTATAGATTTTTAGTCCCATCTATTTTTTCTCCTGACAGCTAGTGACCAACCGATTTCTCGTGTGTCTTCTGCAACCTTCTTGTTTGTAAATAAAGACTGATTTGCAGCAAAAGTAAGCCTATTGCGCTCATTGAATCCTGACTGTAGCGTTGATGAATTGTTGTGATGAACTAATGCTTCGATTCTGTTGAACTTTACTCCTAGCTTTTTCATGCGCCATTCGTATTCATCATCATCGAAGTAGATAGGGTGAAACGCCTCGTCCCATAGACCCGCTTGTAGGACAGCTCCTTCTCCGGGTACTACGCAGCTCCATTGCGGGTGTACATCAACAAAATTGAAAGCTTCGGTATCTACGCCTTCCGCAATCTTCTGTAGCGCACCCGGCTCAAAGTAGCTATCGTCATTTGGTATCACCCAGTACGGCGCAAAGGGCGTTGATTTGATAATCAGATTCCAAGCTCCGTTTGCCCCAAGTCCATGAGGCAACCGAATAGTCCAAAGCTCTTTTACATGTTCGTTGACCTCAGGTATCCAAGCCTTCTTGCCTGAGTTATCAACTATGACCACCTTTTCAACAGGGTAATCAATGCTGTCAAGTAGCCGCTGCGCTAAATCAAAGCGTGTCAGCGTTGCAAAGCCCAGAACAGGTATCAATCGAATACCTTGTCAAGATAGGGCTGCCAGTAGTCTCTCCACACAGTTTCTACATCAAACTGCTTAGCAAACTCTATTGACTTCTCCGAGCGACCCCTGCCTCTCTCGTAAGCCATCTCAAGCGACTTTACGATAGAAGGCACGCTAGGTATCTGCCACCAAGCAAGCTGTGAGTTGTCCCACTGAGGCTGTCCGTCAATTAGCCAGCCATCTTCACTTACTAAGTCTTGTGTAGCTGCCCAGTTAGAGCCGATAACAGGTGTCCCACAAGCCTGAGCTTCGACTGTAGGCACTCCAAAGCCCTCTCCGTAGCTAGGGGCTAGCATGACATCCATACCTGTATAGAAGGCGGCTAGCTGCTCTCTAGGGATGCCATAGCGGTACTCGTAGGGGTTAGGGAAGGCAACTGACTCCATCGGTAGGCCGCAACCCTTGACAAGCTCTGGCAAATTCCAACCGATTCTTGGTGATACTGGGTCTGTGTGGATGTAAAGCATGCTGTCAGGGTGCTTCTTGTGAAAGATGCTGAAGGCAAGGATGTTTTCGCTAAACGCCTTCCTGTGCAACAGCCCCGAGGCTTTATTGGCTGCGACCATACCCACTACAAACTTGTCTTCACTCTCCATGTATTCATAAATACTTTTGCCGTTTGGCAAGTCATAAGTTGGTTTGTAAAATTTGGTTTCAATGCTGTGGGGAATGTACTCGCACTCTATGTCTTTTTCCTGCATTTGTTTCTGACCGAATGGTGACATTGCAATCGGAGTTACATTTGGCTTGCGTAGCCACTTCTCAACTGCTGGTGGCATCGTCACATGGTCTAGCGGTGTCCAGCTAGCAATCTGAAACTCGTCATAAAGCGGGCTGTTCATCACCCAGACATCGTAAAGAGTTAGAAACAGGCTCTTCTCATTTTGCGACAGCTTAGTAAATGCTTTGTGGTCGTAAGGAGCTGTGTCGTTTGAATAAGGGTCAAAACCACGAGCAAAGTGCGGAACTTTGCCATGCGGTGTTTTTATGTTTTGCTTTGTACCTTCTAGGCCGTAGTTAGAGATGACCGCTGTGTCCATGCCGCTTCGTTTGAGGCGGTCAACTAGGTATTTGACTTGCTGCCCATAGCCTGTGGGCGCATCATAGGAATTTGACCAGACTGAGACTGTGCCAGTGTATTTTTTGTAGATTGCCATGCCTTCAGCATACATAGAAGAACCCCCCGATGCAACCTACAACACCGGGGGGTTCAGCCTAAATCAAGGACTAGCTAGCGCCACCCTTGAAGTATTTGATGTGACCAGCGTGGGTCAGGTTTCCGTCAACTCGCATAGTTACGCGGAAGACAGTGCTGTCGGTGTTGAAAGCGTAGTCCGAAGACTGAGCAATCTGGATTCCACCAGCAACACGAGCCTTGTAAGAAGGCAAGTGACCGAATAGTACCGAGCCAACAACGCCAGTACCAGTAGCAGGTAGTGCTGGGTTCTCAACAACGCTGTAGCCAGCAAAGTTGTCAGGAGCGCCGACATTGACAGTGTAGAGGTAGTTACCTGCATCGTCCTTGAGCTTACGCATTGCACCGATGGTTGTACCAGCGGCCATGTAAGCAACACCCGGTAGGCGGCGAGCTGCGCCGTCTAGGGAGTATTGAAGGTCAATCAGGTTGTCAGCGGTGAATCCACCAGTGACACCAGTTCCACCAGTTACACCCGAACCAGCAGCGGTCTTTACACCAGTTGGCTCAACAGTTCCAGTTCCAGTGGTCAAACCAGTGTTGACACCGAATCCGATTGCGTTACCAGCCTGCTCAGCGATGGTCGCGGAAATATTGAATCCGGCATCGTTAAGTAGTTCATTGCTGATAGGCACGAGGAAGGAATATTTGTAAGCCCCAAGTGTAATCGAGCTGAAGGTTGGCTCGGAATCTGCGATTGCAGAACCCTGTGCCTTGATGGTTGCGGTTGAGTAACCAGTCAAAGTCGGTAGGGTCAAGTTTTCGCCTGTTGATGTGTTGATTACCTGTGATACATCCAGCATTGGGCCTGCTAGACGAGCAACAGCGAATACCTCATCGTAGAAGCTCTGTGGAACAGTGTCGTTCGAGCTAACTAGGGTACGCTTCTCGAAGTTGTGTGAACGAACCTCACCAGATGCAATCTGGCGAAGAATCTCGTCATCTCCACGAACCTCAGTTGCTGGTACGAAACCGCGAGCGGCGAGGTTAGCCTCTGCCATGCGCTCTTCGTTACGCTGTGCGACAGAAATTGCCTCGTCCGCCTTGCGGATGTCAGCCTCAATTCTGTCAATCTTCTCAGTAGCCTCAGCATCCAGACCACCACGCTCCTCGGCAGATTCAATGGTGTCCTGAATCTGGCGTACAAGGTTTGCGCGGAGTTCTTGCTGAGTCTTGATGAACTCAGACATTTATGTCTCCTATTAGTAGTTATTTACAATTACTAGCGGCGCTTACGCTCAGCTATTCCGGCAGAGCTAACTCACATCCGTTATTACTATTGTACTTGTAAAGTACCCCTTGACTTAAAAGGAAAGCCCCCCTGTGCCGTAGCATGCAGGGGGGTTGAAACCCTAATGATTACCGAGTTTCCTTCGGAGAAGATACGCGGGTTTCTTTGGCTGGTCTTTCAAATTTAGTACCATCTTGTACTTTGCCGTCTCCATCGCCGTCACGAGCATCAGTCTTGTACTCACCTGTTGATAGACCAACAATAGCTTCAGCCCACTTGTCAGCAAGCTGAACAATCACACCAGCCTCCGGGTTGCCTGCAACCTCTAGGATGACCTTCTTTACATCTTGCTTGTTCATTTCATTCCTTTGAGTAATAGTTCAAGCTTCTTTTTCTTCAGTTCCAGCATAGCTTGATTTAGCTCTGGCTCTTCAGCTTCACTGGCTTCCTCAACTACTTCTTCTTGCTGAGGTGTAAGTGAAGCTATTACCTTGCTGAGAATCTCAGACTCTTCGGTGGTCAAATCGTCACCGATTTCTACTTTGAGCATGGCATCAGCTAGAGCATCGGCATCAACTTCTGCTCTCTTGGCAATCTTGTCTAGTCCGCGAACCGAAGCTGTGCCTGCGGTTGCCTCATAAGCTGGGAAAGCAACAATGCTGACCTCGTGAAGCCTGACCGAACGCAGAGTGCGCTCAGTTCCATCTGAACTCCACTCATCGCCACCAGAAGGCACTGAGAAGCCAAAGCTCATAGAGTCAATGTCCCCGCGCTTTACCAGCTCTGCTGTGTCTCTTCCAAGCTGCGTGTTAGGCAGGGTTGCCCTCACCTTGAGGCCGTAGTTGTCTTCGCTGAGCGTTAGAGTGCCTGCGCGTGTAGAGCCGAGAACCGAACCAGTGTCGTGATTCCACAAAATCTTGATGTCGTTGCGTGACCTAAGTGACCTTCTGAAAGCCCCCGGTGCAATCTTCTCTGTGAAAGGCAGTGGTTGACTTGGTGAGTTGAACACAGCGGCGTATCCCTCAAATGTCATCCCATCGCCGTCTTCGCGCACCTCAAACTTCTGGGTGCTGACTCTGGTTTCAATCTTTGCCATCTCTTTGCCTTTCACGCTAATTAGCGTTCGGTTCTCCTCTTCAAGTCTAGCAACAACTCCCTCGGCATAGCGTAGAGTGCGGTTAGCTGCGCTCTTAGAAGCACCTGAACCCCAGAGCAGGTGTGCAACTACACCAGCACTAGGAAAATCGTCTGAATCAGGATTGGCGGCGGGACTGTCCAAATCAG